CTTGCAAAACGGTTTGGTATTGAACAACCTACACGGCTTCCGTGTTTACGTTTCAAACAACCTACCAGCAGCAGGTACAGGCGCAGGTACTTCAGGTACATCTGCACAGTCAACTAACTACGGTGTTGTCGTTGCAGGTCAGGAAGAAGCAGTAGCTTCAGCGGAGCAAATCAACAAAGTTGAGAACTACCGTGACCCAGACTCATTCGCAGACATCGTTCGTGGTATGCATTTGTATGGTCGCAAGATTCTTCGCCCAGAAGCTCTTGTGTCTGCAGTATACAACGCTGCGTAATAACATATAGACTATTGGGCTGGCTTTCTATAAGCTGGCCCTTTAGCACATCTAACGGTAGGATAACTCTATGGCTACTTATGTCGCACTAACAAATGAACTACTACGTAGACTTAATGAGGTTACACTTGATACTGCAGGTGATGGCTTTGATACAGTACGTAACGTTCAAGCTTTAGCTAAAGACGCAATCAACAGTAGTATTAGACTTATTCTGCAGGACGGTCAAGAGTGGCCTTTCCTTAAGACTACTTATACACAAACACTTACAGTAGGCACACGTGAGTACAGCTTTCCCTCAGACTACTCTAGTGCAGACTGGGATACGTTCTATCTAAAGAAGTTATCATCTCAAGGTAATAGCCCTATGCGACTAAAGGCTATGTCTTATGAGGAGTACATACAGAATGTACGTGCTTTAGATGATGAAGGTGACACAGTAAACGGTGATGGTCCCCCTATTCGTGTATATCAAACACTAGGTGAGTCATTTGGTGTTACACCTACGCCTAACGCAGCTTACGAGATTGAGTATACATACTGGTCTTATCCTGCTGATATGGCTCTGTATGATGACGTAGCAGTTATACCTGATCGTTTTAAGCACGTAGTTATTGATGGTGCTATGATGTTTATGATGCGCTTCCGTAGTAATGAACAGAGTGCGGCTATGCATCAGAATAACTTTGAGGATGGCATTAAGTCTATGCGTCGAGTACTGATGGATGACCCACTATCTGTACGCTCTACAGTTCTTTCACGCTCAGGGACAAGCTCTTTTAACGGCGGTATCTAATGGCTGACAATCTCGCCTCATTTAAAGTATTCTGCCAAGGCGGTCTTAACACTAGTCGTGATGTGCTATCACAAGGTGAGACTCAACCTGGTTCAGCTATCTCTTTGATTAACTATGAACCTGCTGTTACTGGTGGCTACAGAAAGATCAACGGGTTTAGTAACGACTACGGCACAGTACCAGGTACACTAAAAGTTCTAGGTGTTTGTGTTGCTAACGGTGTCAACGATGGTATCCTAGCTTGCCGTGCACCTTCTAGCGGTTCTAACTATCTACACTATTGGGATACAGCTACATCAGCTTGGGTTGCAGTAACTACTTCTGGTTCACCTACAATGACAGGTGTAACAAAGGTACGCTTTACTAAGTACAACTGGGGTAGTCCAAAGGTAATGCTTACTGATGGTATTAACCCTGCAGCTACATATGATGGTACAACTTATACGCAAATCACACACGCAGATGCCCCCAGCGCACCTAAGTTCTCACACGTATTTAAAAACCATATGTTCTTAGCAGGTGATCCCAGTGAAGACACGAATCTTTATTTTAGTGCACCTTACGATGAGACTAGCTTTGCTCCTGCTGATGGCTCAGGCGTTATTAACGTGGGCTTCCCTATCGTAGCTATCAAGTCTTTCCGTGATGTGTTGTACATCTTTGGTACTAACAACATTCGTAAGCTTGCTGGTGATAACATCTCTAACTTTGTACTACAAGAAGTTACAGATGATCTAGGTTGTATGGCTTCAGACAGTGTTATTGAGATTGGTGGTGACCTACTCTTCTTATCACAAGATGGCTTACGTCCTATCTCTGGTACAGATAAGATTGGTGACGTTAACCTAGAGACAGTATCAAAAGACATTCAGTCTATCTTTACTGACATTGTGTTTGACATTGATCTTGAAGGATTGAATGCAGTAGTCATACGACAAAAAACACAGTTCCGTTACTTTTTTGCTGCTGCAGACTCACAAGGTATTATTGGTGGCTTTAGACAAACACCTAACGGCTTACAGTTTGAATATAGCCAGATGCTAGGTATTACAGCTACAGCATCAGATAGTGGCTACATTGGTCAGTACGAATATGTAATCCACGGTGATGATAACGGTAAAGTACACCGCCAAGAACAAGGCAATGACTTTGACGGTACAGACATCTTTAGTGTATTCCAGACACCGTTCTTTCATATGCAAGACCCAGAGCAACGTAAAGTGTTCTATACTGTAGCTACATACTTACGTGCTGAAGGTGACAACGAGATCGTTATGTCTGCTTTGTATGACTATGAAGATGTAGATACATTGAGTCCAACAAACTTTACTTTAAGCACAGAGGGTGCTGCAGCTTACTATAACGAAGCACTGTATGATAGCACCGCAATCTTTGATGGTAACCCTGCCCCAGTTAAACGTACTAACATCTCAGGTTCAGGTAAGTCAGCATCATTTAAATTCGTAACTAATGATTCCAATGCGTCACACAGTATTCAAGGTTTGGTGGTTACATTCGGAGTAGGAGACAGGTTATAAAATGGCAGGTTATAGCAGACAGTCAGTAGCTGACATTATCGCTAATGCGGTTATTAAGGCTGCACCAGTAAACGCAGAGTACAACGCTATTCGTGATGCGTTTGCTTTCTCAGGCGGTCACAAACACGATGGTAGCTCTACTGAAGGTGCTTACGTACCTTTGATTGCTGATACTGATGCATTAAACAAAGTTGTGATTGACACAGCTAATAACAGAATTAGTTTTTACAATGAAGTCTCTTCTGCTGCAGTAGAACAGATTCGACTAGAAGACGGTGTACTTAAACCTGTAACAGATGATGATGTTGACCTTGGTGCATCAGGTGCAGAGTTTAAAGACCTATACATTGATGGCATTGGTTATATTGACTCTGTAGTTATCACAGGCGGTACTATTGATGACACCGTAATTGGTGGGACTACCCCTGCTGCAATTACTGGTACTACTATTACAGGTACATCTCTTGTAGGTCCAGTAACAGGCAATGTAACAGGTGACTTAACTGGTAACGTAACAGGAGATGTCACTGGTGACCTTACAGGTAATGTTACTTCGTCAGGCACATCTACCTTTACAACTATTGACGTAAACGGTGGTAACATTGACGGTGCAGCTATCGGTGCAACTACTCCTGCTGCAGGTGACTTTACTACAGTAGATGCTACAGGCAATGCCACAGTAGGCGGTACACTTGGTGTGACAGGGGCAGCTACACTGTCTAGTACATTGGCAGTCACAGGAACGTCTACATTTACAGGAGAAGTTACTGCTGCTGATCTAACTGCTACAGGTACAACCACAGTAACAACTGCAGACATTAATGGTGGTAACATAGATGGTACAGTTATTGGTGCTAGTAGTTCTGCTGCAGGTAGCTTTACTACTGTATCGACATCTGGACAGGCTACCTTGGCGACTGTTGATATTAATGGTGGTGCTATTGACGGTACTATTATTGGTGCAACAACTCCAGCAGCTATCACAGGCACGACAGTTACAGCAACTTCTTTTGTCGGACCTGTCACAGGTAACATCACAGGAAACGTTACAGGCAATGTAACTGGTGATCTGACAGGTGATGTAACAGGTAACGTTACTGCTTCAAGTGGTTCATCTACATTTAACGATGTGACTATCAACGGCACATTGAACATGGATGCAGCTACTACTGCTACTATTACTAACCTAAGTACTCCTGTAGCTTCAGGAGATGCTGCTTCAAAAGGGTACGTAGATACACAAGTAGCTAATCTTGTAGACTCAGCCCCAGGTACACTAGACACACTAAACGAACTAGCTGCTGCTCTAGGTGATGATCCTAACTTCTCTACAACTATTACAACAAGCATAGCAACCAAGCTACCACTAGCAGGTGGTACGATGACTGGTGCTATTGCTATGGGTACAAACAAGATCACTGGACTAGGTGATCCTACTGCAGCACAGGATGCAGCTACACAGAACTATGTAACAACTAACTTCCTAGACCTAACTGGTGGCACTATGACAGGTGCTATTGACATGGGTAGCTCTAAGGTTACAACTACGTATGCTCCTGTCAACGGTCCAGACTTGACAAACAAGACATATGTTGATAGCATTCTAGGATCAGCTACTGCTGCCTCTGCAAGTGCTGCTGCTGCGGCTACATCAGAGACTAATGCTGCAACGAGTGAGACTAACGCAGCTAACTCAGCTACTGCTGCAGCTTCTAGTGCTACAGATGCTGCTGCATCATACGATGACTTTGACGACAGATACTTAGGTGCTAAAGCTTCTGCTCCTGCACTAGACAATGATGGTGATGCTCTTATCACTGGTGCATTGTACTTTAACACAGCATCTAACATTATGTTCGTGTATGGTACATCTGGGTGGCAAGCTGCAGGTTCATCAGTAAACGGTACATCAAGTAGGAATACTTACACAGCCACAAGTGGTCAAACAAGTTTTGCAGCAACCTATGATACAGGTTATGTAGATGTATACCTTAACGGTATTAAACTATTAGCAGGTACAGATTTTACTGCTACGTCAGGTACAGCTATTGTACTGACAACGGGTGCTACAGCAGGAGACATCGTAGACATTGTAGCCTACGGTACCTTCTCATTAGCTACCCACTATACTAAAAACGAAAGCGATGCACGTTATGCACTAGCAGATGATGCACTTGCTTTAGCTATTGCGTTAGGATGAGGAAATAAAGAATGGCTAACACTTTTAAAAACGCAGTTAGTTCAGCAATAGGCACATCCCAAACA